TTCCATCAACATAAACTAATTTATAACCTTTATCAGTTGTACTGAAAGATGGACCAGTTCCTGAAGTAGTTTTAATTCTAACTGCATGAGCTCCAGTTGTAGAGTTTTTTATAATATAAGTTTTTTCAATTCCATCTGGAACAATTACATCAACAGAGGTAGCAATAGTTCCTGTTAAATCGATAACAGCATTTTTACCATTTGAAGTTACACCATTTGAAAAAGTTAAAGTTGCTCCTGTTGTTACACCAATTTGCTCATAACCAGCAATTGCTTGTTGTAAAACAACTAAGTTTGAATTTGTAATATCACCCCATTCACCAGCTTTTTCACCGGTTACCATTAACTCTAGTTTGAGGTCAGTAGAATAACTTGATGCCATCTTTTATAATTCCTTAAGTTTTACTATTTTTATTAAATTTATGCGGCTGTGTCAATGTCATTCCATGTAACACTAGATCCGGTAGAAACTTCAGTATAAGCTACTGTTGTTCCTGTGTCAACAACTCTCCACACTTGAGATACTTCATTTCCAAGTGCTATATTTACCTGATTTCCAGTTAATTGTACAGAACCAGATATAGTAAATGTTGCTGTTCCAGTAGAAGTATTTAACTGTTGTCCAGTTATATTTACAATCGTATTTGCATCTAAAACAGCTGTTCCTGTATTTAAATTTAATTGTTGACCAGTTAATGCTACATCTGGACCAGGATCTACTATCCCTTCTTCAACAGTTAAACCAATACCATCTGGGAATACTCTTGCAATACCACCTACAACTGGAGTTCCAATAGAAGTATTTAATTGTTCACCGGTAGTTGTTGCAAATGTAATATTATCAATTTCTTCATCACCTTGAGCGACAGTTAAACCTAATCCAGTTAAAGATAGATTAGCATCTGCTGTAATTAATTCTTGACCAAGAGCTATATTAACCTGTTGACCTATTAAAGATTCATCAGGATTAGGATCAACATTACCAATAGATCCATTTAATTGTTGACCAGTTAAATTAGTTGCAACATCAATTTGTGTTGCTTCATCTCCAAGAGAGAAATTAAGTTGTAATCCAGTCGGTTGAACATTAACAGATATACCACTAGTACCCCAATCTTGAGTACCCCAACCTGTTTCTCTTCCCCAACCGGTATTTAATTCTTCGGTTGTGGTTACATTTCCTTTTGCAATATTAAGTTGATTACCTGTAACAGATACTGTTACATCAGATAAATCTCCCCAATCATTACTTCCCCAAGGTAAGTCAGCATTCCAACCGATATTGGCCATAATAGGTTATCTCCTATTATGCGTTACCAATTCTAAGAATCGCTGCTGAAGTTGTGAAAGCTGGGAACTGAATTGTAAATGTTCCTGAAGTCGCTGTTTTGTCTGAACCAAAATCTAATACTGCAACTGCACTGTTTGAGTTTGAAGTATTGTAGATTAAAGCACCTCTAGCTGTCAACGTAACACCAGTAAAAGATAAATCACTGAAGTCTACTATCGCAACACCTGATGCAACTGACGTACTTGGATTTGGCTTTACTAATGCTCCACCACCTGCAGTATACTGACCACTAGCTGAAACTTCACCAGTAGTTGTATATCCTGTAGTAGCAGAACTTAATGTTGCAGTAGATACATACAAAGCAAGTTTAAAATTGTCGCCACCAGAAAATTGAAAGTCATGCTTTCCTTCTAGTACTTCTTTTTTAAAACTATTTGCAACCGCTTGTGTTATAGCCATGTATTACTCCTTAATTATTTTTGTTGTCGAATTCGAGGTGAACCATCTGTATATTCATCTCTTCTTCGTCTACCCATTTGTTCAATTGAGAATCCTTGAGCTGCTTCAGAATATCTTTTTTCATAATACTGAATCATGTCCATAGGACCTTTTAAAAATCCAAAAGCTTCAACTAAACATGCATACAATAAGCCATTAGGAAATTCCTTACTTAAGTATGTAGTTGTATTACTAGACGATAATTGAGTTGGTTTCAAGATATAATTTATCTGCATATTATAATTTTGATCTGGTGTTGGAGCTACTACAATAGTATTTTCATCCCAATATGAGTAGTATTTTGGTAATCCTTGTGATCCTTCACCATTATATTCAGATATAAAACTTGTATCTCTATATTCTAAAAATGATCTACTTGAGTTATCTGCACCACCAGTAGAGTTAGTGATTTGAGCTGATCTAATAATTAAAGTCTCATCACTGATTAAAGGTGTATTAACATATCTTTGACCTGCAACAATATCAGCTTGTGCATATTGTCTATTATTATCTGAATCTATTTCTCTTAAAATTCTAAACTCTGCATCTTGTATAAATCCATCTATAATAGTTGATGTAAATACATTTGCATCTACTTCAGTATAATCTCTAATCTTTGTTACTAATTCGTCGTATGTCATTATGGTGTCAAGGTCACTGGACCAGCGGTCACAGTTATGCCTCCTCCTTTTTCAGTTCTTGTAGGTGTAGCACCTAATGAGAACGTGTAATTATTTGTATCTGTTACCGTTATACTAAATCCACTTGCATTTTCAAACACTGAATAAGAAACTCCACCAGGGGTCCCATCAACATTTCTAAAACAAACAATATCTCCAGTTGTTCTTCCATGACTTGGTTCATAAACAGAAACAGTTCCTGATCCTGATGTTAAACTAAATGGATTTGATTGTAATAAATTTGGTGTAGCGGGTTCTACTCTTGCAGGTCTAGCTTTTGGTAATCCTTGTCCATCAGCCGTGAATCTTCTAGGTTCTAACTGTGGATGTTTAGGCTCGAATTCTGAATAATGGACAAAGGCCCCATTCCATTCAGTCACCATTTCAGAATATGGAAATGCTTGACCACTTCTATCTGATATTGCCTGCGCGTATTTTCCTCTAGATAAATTAGACATTTGGATAATAAGTTTTTGGGGTTATAAATGTACTTGAAGAAGAACCATCTTCAGCTAGAGCTCTTTGTAATTCATCTTCATATAACATTTTTAATTCTTGGATTCTTTGTGGCGCTTTTTTAAGAGCCAAATAATAAGCAAGACCCGCACACATACAAGGAACGAACCTATAAGGTACATCGGTTGCGTTTGTATAAGCTCCAACATCTTGAATCCTTTTCACATAATAATAATTAATTGTATTACCTGCTTCACTTGAGCCTGGAGTAAGATACAGAGTTATTGTAACTCTGTCTATAAATCTTTGTACAAAATATTGTACAGGTTGTCCTTCAGATGATTTATTAGATAAAGCTTGATAAGCTGATCTATTAATTTTTGTTAATGGTGTATCTATAGAAGATGCATTCCGATAAGAGCACTCCAATATATCATCAACGCCATATATACTAGTGGCGTCAGAAGTGCCATCACCTGTCGAACGATACATTGTATAAGTTGCTTGACCATCTACTAAAGTTATTGATTTATTTGCAACTTCCCAATAATGCAAACCTCGGTTTGCCCATTCTTGAAATAAAATGTTTAGAGATCGTCGCGCAGTTTTAATATCATAACCTGCATTGGGTTGCAACCCAATTCTTTCATAAGCTTCATCTATTATTTCATCGATAGCAAAATTCTTATCAAAGATAGTTGTACCGGAAGTAGTGTTAGCCATCTAACCTCCTATGATGTTAAATTTGGTCCAGAATATTTATCAGTCAATAAAGTTACAGCTGAAATTGTTGTGAATGTAGAAACAAATATTCCTTTTGGAAATAAAATTCCATCTTCAGGAAATGAAAAGTTAATTACATCACCAGCTGGACAATCTGCTACAAACAAAGCATCACCTGCTTGAGAAGTAGTTGTTAATACAACCTTACCTGCATTAGTTGCATCATTGTTAGATACAATAACACCTCTCAATCTTATTGCTGGTGCAACAATAGCAGAAGTAGTTGTAGCTTCAAATCTAGTTGCCTGTATATCGCCTTTACTTGCCATATTATTTTCTCCTTAAAATTTTAGGAGCTCCCTAAGGAGCTCCATAATTAATTATGCTACTGTGCTTGTTGGATCATTCAATTGAAGCCATTGAGCTCCATCTGAAAATACATAACAAGAAACAGAAGTTCCATTAGCACCATTCTTAACGTAAGCTATTACACCTTCGTTCTCAGTTGCTAATAAAGTTCTTGGGTTTGTAGTAGCAGCAGTTGATAATGTAGTTACATTACCTGAAGCAGCTATAAATGGAAGGTTTCCACCTTGTTGAGTGTCGTTTGTACCAGTTCCACCTGCGTTTACATTTGGTCCACCAATGAAGCCATTAAGTGCTACAACTGGACCTGTAAAAGTAGTATTTGCCATAGTTTTATCCTCCTAATTAATTCCACATAGTCTTTAGGCAGTCGACTATACGCGTCTATGCAGAATAATTTATGTATAGTAGTTAATTTATATATGAAATTATTGAAGAGTGCAAGAAATCCCTACAGAAAAAAGGTGTTTTCCAACGATAGTAAGTCCTTAATTAACCAGCGAAAAGATGTACTTCGTAATCTTTTTCGTTAGTATGGACTTTTGCTTCTTGTTCTCTAATGATAGATCTAATTACTTTTTTGATCTCATCACCTAGAACAGACATTTCAGCGGTGATTTGTCCTTTGTTTTCAAGAAACAACTCGTTCCATTTAGATTCGAGTTTCAGCTTCTTTGCGAACATCACCATGTTGTCCTGAGCCATTATAAACCTCCTCATAGGTTATATAAAAATCATTCACA